GGGGAGTGCGCCTCGCCGAGAAATGAGCGAAATTCGGTTGGCCCTTTGCGGAGCGTTAAAGATGCCTAGGCCTTCGACTCCGATTGAGCGGAAACGTAAGCTCGGCAATCCCGGGAAGCAGGCTCTGCCGAAGCAGATCATCATCGCTGAGCAGGTGGAAGGAGTGCCCGAGCCTTTGCGTGCGCTCGGTTCTGAGGGCAAGGCTGCTTGGGTTCGTATCTGGACGGCTGGCGCTTACTGGGTTTCAGGTTCCACTGATGTCCAGATCGTGCAGATGCTCTGCGAGTGCGAGGATGAGCGTTCGGCTTTGCGTGATCGGGTGATGGCGGCGCATGACTGGCATGACCGGGTTGGGCTTCGTAATCTTGAGGGTCTGATTCTTTCCATGTATTCGATGCTCGGCTTCTCTCCGGTTGATCGCGGGAAGATGGGAGTAGGCGAGGTTCGCGCTGCTTCGGTGCTTGACGAGCTGAAGGCGCGGCGTGCGAAGTAGCTGGCCGCCTGCGATCCTGACTCCTGTCAGCGAGGTTGAGCGCGAGTCGGGGGACGGCGCTGAGGTTGTCTCCTTCATTGAAGGCCTGTGTCTTCAGGTGAAGGATTCCGTCGGCGGCATGGCTGGATCTCCGATGATCCTTCGTGACTGGCAGAAGATGCTCCTAGCCGATGTCTTCGCTAGGAGAGCAGATGGCCGGCGCAAGCATCGAACGGCGATCATCGGAATGGCTCGGAAGAATGGGAAGAGCGCTCTGGGTTCGGGGATCGCGCTTCATGCGTTAATGCTCGGCCCGACTGGTGGCGAGGTGTACTCATGCGCTGCCGACAGGGATCAGGCGCGTATCGTGTTCGGCTCGGCTAAGAAGATGATCGAGCTATCACCCGAGCTGAGTTCTGTCTGCACGATCTACCGGGACGTCATCGAAGTTGTCTCCACTGGCTCTGTCTATCGCGTGCTCTCCTCTGAGGCTTTCACTAAGGAAGGGCTTTCGCCTACCTGCGTTATCTATGACGAACTCCATTCAGCACCGAATGACGATCTGTGGAACGTGATGACGCTCGCTCAGGCTGCGAGGCGAGATGCGCTGACGATTGCCGTTACTACTGCCGGAGTTCGCAGCGATACGACCGGCGGGGATTCGACCGCGTACCGACAATTCTTGTACGGCCAGCAGGTAGCGAGCGGCGAGATCGTAGATCCTTCCTTCTTCATGGCTTGGTGGAAGGGGCATGATTCAGCGAATCATCTTGATCCTTCATCCTGGCTGGACGCTAACCCCGGCTTCGGGGATCTCTGCGATGCGGAAGACTTCGAGTCTGCGGTTAAGCGCACTCCAGAGAATGAGTTCCGCATCAAGCGCATGAATTCATGGGTCAGCTCGCAGCACGCTTGGCTTCCTGCTGCGTCTTGGGAAGGCCTGCGCGCTGATCGCGTCATTGATTCATCTATCCCTGTCGTGCTCGGGTTTGATGGTTCCTTCAACGGTGATGCAACGGCGCTGATCGGCTGCACGGTGGAGGCTGAGCCGTTCATCTGGGTGGAGGAAGTGTGGGAGAAGGGACCGGGCGATCACGAGTCATGGCGCGTCCCTATCTCCGAGGTTGAAGCGAGGATCATGCAGGCCTGCTCTGATTACAACGTGCTCGAGGTGGCGTGCGATCCGTACCGCTGGCAGCGAAGCATGGAGGCTCTCGCAGACGCCGGCGTGCCCATCTCGGAATACGCTTCGAGCAGCCCGGCCCGAATGGTCCCAGCTACGGCGAAGTTCTATGACGCAGTTACCGGATCGACTCTCTCGCATGACGGAGATCCGACGTTAAGAAGGCACATCGGCAATTGCGCCGTGAAGACTGACCGGCTCGGGCCACGTATCGTTAAAGAGCATCGGTCATCATCGAGAAGGATTGATGCTGCGGTAGCGGCTGTCATTGCGTTTGATCGAGCGACAGCAGCGCGGGAAAATGTGCAAGAATTGGTTTCGCCGGGCTTCTGGGCTACATGAGAGGGTTACGCATGATCGTTATTTCTCAGCTAGCCGGACTCGCTTCTATCAATCTCGGCGTATTCTTGCTGAACATTCCTGCGGGTTTCATCGCGCTAGGGCTTACTGGCGTGCTCATCGGAATAACGCTGGAGCGTATTGATGCTGGGTAATCTCATTCGTGGCCGCGAGGAACGCGCCGTATCCTTTCAGACGATCTTCGCGAGCGGTGGGAACATCGCTCAGCAGACCTACGCCGGAACGATAATCACGCAGGATACTTCGCTGAAGATCGGCGCTGTCTACGCCTGCGTTCGACTCCTTGCCGACACGATCTCTACTCTCCCGGTTGACACGTTCTACCGCGAGGGGGGCGCGAGAAAGCCTTTCCGGCCCAAGCCGCTATGGGTGGAGAATCCTGACATCGGTACTGCTCGGGAGGATTTCCTCCAGCAGGCGATGGTTTCCCTTCTCCTTGACGGCAACGTCTTTATCAGGATCTTCCGCAGCCGTACGGGCGAGATCATCAGTCTTGTAGTTCTAGATCCGACTCGCGTAGAAGTTCGCAGGAATCCTGCAACGCGGGAGATCGAATACGTGCTCGATGCCGGGACCGGCAAGACGCTGCGAGCGGATGAAGTCCTGCACATTACGGAACTTCGAAAGCCTGGCGCGCTTCGCGGGATCTCCCGCATTGATGAGGTTAAGCAATCCCTAGGACTCGCTGCCGCGCTTGAGGAGTTCTCAGCGCGCTTCTTCGGACAGGGAAGCGTCACGCAAGGAATCATCGAGTGGCCCGGGAACCTTACCCGCGAGCAGGCGAAGGATCTAGCCTCAGGCTTTGAGGAAGGGCATAAGGGGCTGAAGCGATCCCATCGGCCTGGCGTGCTGTTCGGCGGCGCTAGGTTCGTGAAGACCGGCGTAGACCCGAATGAAGCGCAGATGCTGGAGTCTCGGCAGTTCGCAGTGGAGGAAATCGCGCGCATCTTCCGCTGTCCATTGCATCTCCTGCAGGTATCAACACCGGGCGCGATGTCGTACGCATCTGTGGAGCAGAACGCGATTCAGTTCGCTCAGTACACGCTTCGGCCCATCATCAGCAAGTTTGAGACTGCGCTATCAAGCCTTCTGCCCGGTCCTGCATTCGTGAAGTTCAATCTGGACGCAATCCTTCGTGGAGACATCCAGACGCGCTTCGCTGCGTACTCCACCGGCCAGCTCGCAGGATTCCTGAGCGTTAACGATATTCATCGGCTTGAAGATATGCCGCCTGCCGATGGGGGCGATGAGTACCGCGTGCCGTTGGCTAACGTCAACCTCGCAGCCGCAAACATCGTGGAGACTGACAGGAAAACGCAGATGCTCACGCGCCTGATCATGGCTGGATTCGATCCTGCCGAATCTCTGAAGGCTCTCGATATGCCGGCGATCATGCACACTGGCATTCCTCCGACATCGGTTCAGAGCGTCGCATCCATCAATCCGACTGATCCGGGGAGCGTGTACCCATGACGATTAGCCAGAGTCAATTCACGCTCGGGACCGTTGCCGAACTAGTCTGCCCGGCTGATCGCAATCCTCAGCGCGTCTTCCTTCACAATCAAGAGACGGGGACAACGAAGCTGATTTATTTCGGCAATAAGGATGTCACTACCGCGAATGGTGTTCACATTGACGTTGGCGAGGTAGTCCAATTGACATTGAATCGCGGTGAGGCGCTCTATGCGCTGAGCAATCCGACTGGCTTGAAGCTCGGAATCCTTCGGCAGAAAATGGATGAGTAGATGCCATATTTCATCACTGATCAGTCTCCAGACTGCCAGGCTTGGGCCACCGTGAAGGAAGATGGCGAGGTCATGGCGTGCCACGCGACGAAGGATGATGCCGTGGCGCAGATGGTTGCGCTATCGCTGGATGAGGATATGGAGCCAGGCGGCGAGCTTCGGATTAGCGGAGAGATCCCCGGTTATGTCAAGGATGCCGCAGCAAAGGGCTTGGAATACTTCGCCGATGGGCAGGCAGGCGATGGCGTGACCGATGGCACGGTGCGAGAGGCCAGGCTGATGGCTTCTGGGTCTATCACCGATGACAAGGTGATTCGCGCTAATGCTTGGGCTGCTCGGCACGCGGTGGATCTCGAAGCCTCACAGAACAATGATGCGAATGATGATGCCTTTCCCGGTCCCGGCGCGGTGGCGCATTACCTCTGGGGCATCAATCCGCTGAACCCTGATCCGGCGCGCGCTTGGTTCGCTCGGCAGGCTGCGGTCATTCAGGACGGAAGGAAGATGACTCGCATTGCAGGCGGTGAGCCGGTCATTATCTGCGACATTGACGGGACGCTCCTTAATGGATCGCGCCCTATCGCTGCGACGGTTCAATTCGTGCAGGAGTCGGAGGAAGATCTCTACATCATCACGGGCCGGAATGAATCAGAGCGCGCTGCAACGGAGCAAGCGCTAGCGGCTGCTGGTGTCGAGTATGAAGAGCTTCTGATGAATCCCGGCTCTACTGCCGACACGCTCAACTTCAAGCGCGCAATGGCTCAGAAACTGCTTGAGGAGTACGACGTAGTTCTAGCAATAGACAACAATCCATCAATGCGGCGCATGTATCGCGCGCTAGGCATTAAGGCTGTCACGGTGTCTGACTTGCCACCGGCTACTAGGAAGGCGAAAACGATAGTGGAGACTCGCGCGCATTACGTGCAGGACATGGAGATTAGAGCAGTCGGCGAGAAAATGACCTTCAAAGGCTACGCTGCTGTCTTCAATAGCGACTCTGAGCCGCTCCCATTCATCGAGCAGATTAAGCCTGGCGCTTTCTCTAGGACGCTGAAGAGCCGGAACAATATTCGGATGTACGTCAATCACAATGATTCGGCGCTGCTCGCTTCGACGCGCTCGGGAACCTTGCGACTTCAGGAAGACTCCAAGGGACTCCTAGCGGAGGCTGATCTCCCGGCGACGACTGACGGCAAGAATATGAGCATCCTTCTAGAGCAGCGCATCGTGGATTCAATGTCTTTCGGCTTCTCGGTTCCTCGCGGCGGTGATATGTGGTCTGAGGACGGAGCGCGCCGGACGCTGACTGAGGTTCGGCTGCATGAAGTCTCAGTAGTGACGGGACAGCCTGCCTACGCTGCGACATCGGCGACGGTTAGGAAGCTCGCTGCGCGTACCTCAATCGATGAGCAGGTTCTAGCGGATGCGCTGACCCAATTGGAGAGCGGCGCGGAACTTGACTCAGCGCAGGCTGATCTCATTCGCGGGATCGTCGATCAGTTGGCCCCGAAGGAATCGAAGCCAGATAACTCCTTGATCGTTGCTAAGCAATTGCTGGCATTGATGGAGATGCAAGCCTGATGTAGCATCATCGTTATAACTCCGTTGACGGTGCCGTCAACGATGGATGCGGAGCCGCATCCGGTCTAAATACCTGCGGCCAGCATCTATCGAAAGGCATAATGAAATGGACGTTCTGAAAGCACAGTATGAGGCTCGCGCGAAGGATCTTGAGATCGCTAAGGCGATTGTCGATACGTGCGCCAGCGAGGATCGCGCGATGACCGTTGACGAGCGACTCTCCTTTGATCGTGCGAATGAGGAATTCTCTCGCCGTACCAAGATGATCGATGAGATTAAGTCAATGGCTGCGCATGAGTCAGAGGTGCGCGCAGCGCAGGCCGGTCATGAGGATGAGGTTCGCCCGGTCAATGCTCCTGAGGCTCGGTCGGTCAACGATGTCGAGACGATCCGCAGCCTTGCGCGCGGCGAGATCCGCTCGGCAGAGTTCGCGCCTGAGCGCCGTGATATCACTCGTGGCAGCACTGGCTCACCGGTGCCGACCAGTTTTTACGATCAGGTGATCATGCTTGCTCGCGCTGTTGGTCCGATGCTCTCTGTCGGAACGACTTTAGCCACAACCGGGGGAGAGTCGCTCCAAATTCCAAGACTGTCAACGTATTCGGTGGGCACTGTGAATGCTGAGGCTGCGACGCTCGGAGAGTCTGATCCGGCCTTCTCGGCATTTATCACACTGAACGCCTACAAGTACGGCTTCCTCACGCAGGTTTCGCGTGAGTTGCTCGAAGATAGCGGTATCAATGTTCTGGATCTTCTCGCCATGAACTGCGGCAACAGCTTGGGGTTCGCGGTAAACACCGGCTTGACTACCGGGACCGGGACGGTGGAACCGACTGGCATCATCACTGCGGCAGGTTCGGGCGTTACCGGTGGCACTGGCGTGTCGGGCGCATTCACCTATGCGAATCTCGTCAGCCTCTACTACTCGCTCGATCCTGCAGCTCGGGCACTTCCGGGAACGGGCTTCATGGCGAAGGGCTCCAGCATCGCAGCGATGCGTACTCTTCAGGACGGCAATGGGGGCTTCGTCTTCCAGCCGTCGATGTCGGAGAGCACTCCTGACCGGGTGCTCGGTGTTCCGCTCATCGAGAATCCGGCAATGGCTGCGGCTGCCACGAGCGCGAAGTCTGTCATCGCCGGTCACTTCCCGAGCTACTACGTTCGGACTGTCGGCGGCATTCGTCTGGATCGCTCGGATGACTTCGCCTTCAGCGCGGATCTCGTAACCTTCCGCTGCACCTTCCGGGTGGACGGAAACCTCCCGCAGGCGTCGCACGTTAAGTACTTCGTCGGTGGCGCTTCCTAGCAATACCCTCTCTGCCCCTAGTCGGGGCTCCGTATTTATCGCAGGGTGCGGAGCCCCGATTAGGTCAACCTGCGAAAGGATTCTGCGATGTCCAACAAACGCAAGCCAAGCAAGCCGCTGAAGAAGCGAAGTGAATCTAGGGCTATTCTGTGGAACAGCAATAGCCCGTGGGCTAGGACCGGATACGGTGCGCAGACAGCGCAGGCGATCACGAGACTGCAAGCAGCAGGGCATCAGGTAGCCGTCTCCTCCAATTACGGCCTAGAGGGAACCACGCTCGACTGGCACGGGATCAGGCAGTATCCGCGCGGATTCGAACTGCATTCCAACGATGTAGTGCCGGCCAACTATCAAGCCTGGCGGCATGAGCATTCAGGCCTAGATCCGCTGCTCATCACTCTCTACGATGTCTATATCTTCAAGGGTGCGCAGTGGGATGACGTGGACCAGATCGCTTCATGGGTTCCCATCGATCACGCGCCGGTTCCTCCCGATGTCGCGACTTGGTGCAGGCGACCGAACGTGACTCCTATCGCGATGAGTCGATTCGGGGAGGCGATCCTCAATCATGCTGACATTGATTGCCTATACGTCCCTCACGCTATAGAGGAGATCTTCAAGCCTACGGAGTCGATCAGCGCAGGCGGCAAGGATCTGACCGGGCGCGCGTTCATGGGGATTCCAGAGGATCGCTTCGTATTCGGAATGGTCAGCGCCAATAAGGGCGCTTACCCTCCGCGCAAGGCCTTTCCCGAAACCTTCCTGGCCTTCTCGATGTTCGCCAAGCACCATTCGGATGCAGTGCTCTACATCCACACCGAGGATCGCGGCGGCATGGGAGGAATCAATCTGCGGGAACTCGCGACGGCGTGCAACATCCCAGATGATCAGATCGTCTTCGTTGATCAGTACGTCTACCGATCAGGCATCGGTAATGATCTCTTGGCTGCGATCTATACCGCTATGGATACGCTGCTGATCCCTTCGATGGGCGAGGGCTTCGGAGTCCCGCAGATAGAGGCCCAGGCTTGCGGAACTCCGGTGATCTGCACGAATGCGAGCGCATCCCCCGAGCTTCTCGGCGATGGGTGGCTAGTGGAGGGACAGCCTTTCTGGGATTCTCCGCAGCGTGCGTGGATGACTACTCCCGGCATCCCTTCGATCATTGAAGCGATGGAGGCGGCTTACGCCCGGGGTCGCGGAAGATCCCAGATGGCGCAGGATTTCGTCGCTCAGTACGGGGCAGATTTTGTCTTTGACAACTACTGGCTCCCGGCGATGGAGGCGCTCCGGTGATCCCTTGCATGATCGTTCCAATCTTGAAGGGGCCGGAGATCCTCTATCGGATGCTGGAGACAATCGACTATCCGATACGCAAGCTCATCATCATTGACAACGGGGACGCGCTCAGGCATTCCTTGGGCTGGCCGATAGAGCACGTTCAGTCAACGAAGGTCATCAAGATGCCTGCGAATCTAGGCGTGGCCGGTAGTTGGAATCTCGGCATCAAGGCGGATCCGTTCGCTCCTTGGTGGCTCATTGCGAACTTCGATCTCGAATGGCCCGCAGGCTCCCTTAAGGCCTTCTCTGAGCAGGCTACGGATGGAGTGCTGCTCGCTCAGTCTCCGCAGCCGTGGAGCGCGTTTGCGCTCTCTGAGGATGCCGTGAAGCGCGTTGGTCTGTTCGATGAGGGCTTTCATCCTGCCTATTTTGAGGATAACGATTACGAGATGCGCTGCCAGCTCGAAGGAGTAAAGATCACGCGCTCAGGAATTCCGATCATCCATCACAATTCGTCCACGCTTCAATTCTTCGGCGAACGCAATAACGCTACCTACGGCAATAACGCTGAATATTGGCAGAGGAAGCGCGAGAAGCCTGATGAAGGCGGCTGGAGCCTGGAGCGAAGGCGAGTGAATTCGTGGGATTGATGGCCGGGCAGTATACGGATTTCAAGCGTCGGCACGCAGGGGAGACGATCTACGTTGTCGGCTCTGGCGCGACACTCGACTACGTGCCGCGAGGATTCTTCGACGGCAAGCCGACAGTCTGCATCAATCGCTCAGGCGAGGCGCTCGGACTGAAGGAGTTCTACAGCGTCACTCATTACCATCTTGACGCTCATATCCTCGCTGATGCACGGCCAGATCTCCCGGTCATCGTGCCGATGGTCGAGCAGGGTATCGGGTATCCGGCGAAGACCCGTCCGACTCAGCCCAACGTCTATTTCGTTGAGACGAACCCTCAGATGTACTCAGCGTTCGATACTGCCGAGCACTGGCCTACGCATGACGATCACCTAGTGTGCGGTCCTACCTCGCTGCATATGGGGATGCATTTCGCGGCCTATCTCGGGGCTAGGTTCATCATCCTTGCCGGCGCTGATTGCGGGATTCTGGATGATCGCGATGCGGTGGACGGCTACGCGCCAGGCGACCCGAAGCCATATCCGGTATGGGAGCAGCAACTGCCGAAGGTGGCGAAGAAGCTTCGCTCTATGGGTGTCGGGGTGATGAGCCTGAATCCGTTCGTTAATCTCACGCTGGAGGGGCATTCCTTCAAGGCTCCCTCAGTCAGCATCAATTGCTAGAAATGATTGATACGATGGGCAAGTACCTGCGGGAACGGACGTAGCATGGCGCTCTATGCGAGCACGGCGCAGATCAAGGCGGCGCTCAGAATTACCGACTCAGTAGACGATGCCCTTATCAATATGGCCGGGTCTGCGGCATCCGATCTCATCGACGGCTACTGCGGTCGGACCTTCGGCACTAGTGGGACTGTCACGCGCGTCTTCTCGCCTGCCGATGAGTACGTCCTCGAGATTGACGGTCTTGCGGGAACAGCCGTCACGCTCACTTCCTCCACCGGGGCTGATGGAGTCTTCGACGTAACGTGGAAGACGACTGATTACCAGTTAGAGCCGCTCAATGGAGTAGCGAACGGCCAGACCGTGCCTTATACGCGAATCAGGGCCATTCAGGACTATCTCTGGCCTGCCGCCGGTGGAGAGGCCACGGTGAGGGTTACGGGCGTATATGGCTTCCCTGCCGTGCCCATCGTCGTCACTCAAGCCGCGGTGCTGCAAGGCTCGAGAATTTTCACCAGATTGCAAAGCCCGCTCGGGGTGGCAGGCGTCAACGAGCTCGGAGTCGTCCGGGTGACGCGCGCCCTAGATCCAGACGTTGCGCAACTGGTGGAGCCGTACCGGCGAATGGTCGGGATCGCATGACAGTCACCATCGGAACGCTGAGAACGGGGATCGCTGCCAATCTGGCGACGATCAGCGGTCTGCGCACATCGGCGACTGTTCCCGATGCGCCGACTCCTCCGCAGGCTGTCGTGATCCCTTCGACCATCACATATGACCGGACGTTTCATCGCGGCCTAGACCAATATGAATTTGTCGTAACGGTGATCGTCGGGCGCGCCTCTGATCGGAACGCGCAATCATCCATAGATGCATACTGCAATCCGACCGGGGCATCTTCTATCAAGACGGCAATCGAGTCTGACCGGACGCTCGGGGGCATCGCTCAGTCTCTCCACGTTACGGAAATGCTGTCGTACGCTTCAACCTCTATTGGCGATACCATTTATCTAACTGCTGACTTTTCAGTAACCGTCTACGCATAAGGGAGTAAGGAATGGCTAAGTTCGTTGCGACTGATTACAAGGTCACGATTAATGGAACGGATTTCTCGTCTTCCATTAACTCCGTAGATCTCTCAATTGAATCGGCAGAGGTCGAGACAACGGCTTTCGGATCGACGTTTACGACTCGCGTAGGCGGCCTGAAGAGTGCGAGCATCACGCTTGACTTCATGCAGGATTTCGCTGCGGTAGATAACGTTCTGTTTCCGCTGCTGAACACGCTCGCCACCGTGGTTCTGGTCCCGACATCGGGAACCGTGAGCGCCACGAATCCTAGCTATACCGCTCTCTGCTTGGTGAACTCCTACCAGCCGTTCGCTAGTGCTGTCGGCGATCTCGCCACGCTCTCTGTTACCTGGCCCACCTCCGGCACCGTCACGCGCGGCACCGTCTAAGAAAGGCATCCTGCGATGATCAACAGAATTCCGCTAGAAGTGATTTATACGGATTCAAGGGTAGACAGAGTGCTCTGCACTGGAGCCGACATGATCCATTTCGAGCGCGTCTACAATCTGCCTACCAACAAAATAGGCGAGAGACTTGAGTACATGTGGTTTCTGGCGTGGGCTTGCTTGAATCGAACGAAGCGCGTCAGTCTTCCCTTCGAGGACTGGCTAGCGACGGTCGAGCAGGTGGCAGATGATGAAAGCGCAGGACCGACGGAGATCCTCCCTTTGGAGAGTCCAGCGCCCATTTCACCGTCTGCCACCTCGCCTACGAGTTCGGACTTGCTCCCTCTGTAATCTTGGAGGAAAGCGACCGGATGCAAATCACGATGCTCCGTTACCTGCGTTGGAGACACACCGAGCAAGCGGCAGCGCAGAGGAAGCGATAGCAAATGGTGATGAAGGCGCAGGTTACGGGTGAGCAGCGCACTATCAAGCTTCTTCAGCGATTCGACAAAGATGCCTATGACGAGATCGCGAAGGGCTTCAAGAAGGCCGGCGAGAAGGTTAGGGATGAGGCGCGCGTCCAGACTCCATCGGGCAACGCTCTCAGCAATTGGGGCCGATGGATCGCGGTTGACCGTGGGCGAGATCTGGGCTTCACCGGGACGCGCGTTCGATCCAAGATCCGCGTGAGCCTGTCGCAGGATCAGCGCAAGTGGGGCAAGAATCTCTACATGGTGAAGATCGTCACGATGGACTGGGGCGGCGCTGTCTTCTCCTTGGCCGGCACGAATGAGGTAAAGAAGAAATCAACTAATCCGAATCCAAAGGGCCGGACCTTCGCAGCGAACCTAGGCAAGAAGTACAACGGCCAGGCCGGTACGGCGAGAGGGCCACGCGGCCTGCTGTATGCAGTGATGACGAAGGGGCCGGACGCTCGCAAGGATCTAGAGCGGGTCATGGATCAGGCGACGGCATACGCTGACCGAATCATCAATAGGGGGGCATGATGGCTCGCGGTGCTATCTCCGTTCAGATCACGGGCGAGTACAACAATGCCGACGTAAAGCGCGCTATCGCTGATCTTCAATTGCTCGACAAGCAGGGAGCGACTACCTCAGCCGGCATGACGCGGATGTCCGGCTTCGCTGCCGGAATGGGCGCTGCCGTCGGTACTGCCGCACTCCAAGCAGTCGAAGCAGGCGCGCGAATGGCAGTGCAATTCGGCACCGATGGAGTGAAGGCATTCCTAGCCGATGAGGCTGCCGCTGCGAAGCTCGCTCAGACGATGAAAAATCTCGGCATGGAGGGCGCGACTGCTGCCGTCGAAAAGACGATAGACAGCTTGGCTCGAATGACCGGGACATCAGATGACCTTCTTCGCCCGGCGATGGATCGCCTATTGCGCAGTACGCAGGATGTCGCGCTTGCCACTGACACGCTGAAACTCGCCCAGGATATTGCCGCGGGAACCGGGAAATCTTTGGAAAGTGTTGTTTCTGCGATTTCCAAGGGCTATGACGGAAATACGGGCGGTTTGTCACGGCTCGGGGCCGGGCTGGATAAGGCGACCCTGAAGACCGGCGACATGAACCTGATAACGCAGAAGCTCGCGGATACCTTCGACGGCCAGGCAGCCGTCAAGGCTGCAACCTTTCAGGGCCAGTTGGACCGCGTATCCGTCGCAATCGGGGAGCTTCAAGAATCCTTCGGGCGCGGGTTCATGGCTGGAGTCGTATCGGGCTTCGATAACTCGAAGAATGCGGCAGACGCGCTGAGCGACGCGATCAAACTGCTTGAGCCGACGTTCTATGACCTAGGAAAGCAGATCGGCGGCGTGGTTCAGTACATCCCGCAGTTCATCGCCGGGGTGAAACTGATCATCAATGGCATGACGCTGGTTCGAGAGACAACGTATCTGGCGGCAAAGGCTCTGATCGCCGTAGGGCAGGCAAAGCTCGGCCATTGGTCTGATGCCTTGAAGACTCTCACTGACGGGGCAGAGAGAGTGAAGTTCACATTCGGAGCCATGCTCGAAGCCGGGGCTAATGTCGCCGGGTACACATTCCAGAAGCCAATGACATCTGCTCAGAAGTTCACGCAAGCCGCTGAGGATTTGCGCTTTCAGATGGGCGCGCTTGGGTATGAATCAAAAAATACTGCCGACGAAATCGATACGGTTGATGATTCCATAAATAATTTCACCGGATCGACGAGCAAGGCTACCGAGGAATCCAAGAAGCTCGCTGCTGCTCAGAAGGCAATCGCAGACGCGATCAGCTCGGCTCAGACTGTCGTGAATACTGCTATTGAGGACTTCAATAAGTACAAGACGAAGATCTCTGAGGGCATCTTCGCAGGGTTCGATTTCGGCGCGGCTCTCGATGTCGTGAAGGAGAAGGGATCGAACCTGATTGACGTTCTGGTAGCGCAGGCTGAGCGCGCTTCGGAGTTCGGGCGCAAGATGAGCCAGCTTCTCGCTGCCGGGCTTAACCGGACTTCCTACGATCAGGTAATCGCGATGGGCGCTGAGCGCGGCTTGGATGTCGCCGACGCTTTCATCAATGGCAATATTCAAGAGAACATCAAGCGCGTGAACGATGCAGCGAAAGGGGCTGTAGCGGTCGCTGACGGTGTTGGCGCTCAGTCGGCAATGGCTTTCATGCAGAGCGGCATTGACATGGCTATAGCTCTCGTGAAGGGGCTTCTGGACGTACTCGGGGCGAAGGGCAAGGGACGAAAGGCGCTTCAGTCAATGATGGACGATCTCGCGGCATCGATGAACAGGACCGCTAATATCGCGATGACGGTAACCGGGCCCGGTGGAGTGTTGGTAGCAGCGCCTGGAGTTACTCCTGTTCTCAACCCTGCGGAGCAGGCCAACCTAGACAACTTCCTAGGCGGCGGCATCGGGGCTCCTGAGGGTGGATTCTTCTCCGGCGTGTTCCCGGGCTTCGCGAACGGCGGCCCGGTGATGGGCGGCAGGCCTATCGTCGTCGGCGAGAAGGGGCCGGAACTGTTCGTGCCCGGCAGCAACGGGAGCATCATCCCGAACGGCGGTGGCGGCAACGCCTACACGATCAACGTTCAGGCAGGCGTGGGAGATCCTCGCGCTATCGGGCAGCAGATCGTGGAATACATCAGGCGCTTTGAGCAGGCTTCCGGCCCGGCATTCGTGGCAGCATGACGATACGCGCGCAGATCGCCTTCGATCTCTCCCTTACCAGTGGCGTTAATTTCTTCACGCTGGATGATGTCGATAAGGGCGTCTTGGATAACACTTCATACGTGCTCGGGGGAGATGCGCTCATAGACGTAACTCCATACGTTCGCGGAATCTCGGTGAAGCGCGGCAGGAGTCGCATCCTTGAGAAGTTCACTGCCGGGCAGGCGAATCTCTCTCTCGACAACCGTACGCGCAGGTTCGATCCCACATATGCCGCCGGGCCGTATTACGGCCAGATCCTGCCGCGCAAGCAACTAGTAATCGACAATGACGGCGAGGAGATCTTTACCGGCTTCATTGAGGACTGGAACTTTTCCTATCCGCAGGCCGGATTCGATGCCGTCGCGGAGGTTTCGGCCAGCGATGGCTTCTCCATCCTCGCTCAGCAGACTCTCTCGGCAGGGACAGCGACAGCGCAGAAGTCTGGCGCGCGCGTATCTGCCGAGCTCGATGCCGTCGGCTGGTCAACGGTGAAGCGCGATATCGGCGTAGGGCAGTCAACGCTGGACGCTGACGTGATCGCAGCGAATACCAACGTGCTCCAGTACCTGCAGAAGGTAGAGACTTCTGAGTTCGGCGCGCTGTTCATGGACCGGGCCGGGGCGGTTGCCTTCAGGGATCGAGCAGAACTCCAGGCCTTCACTACCGGAGTGACGTTCTCATCAGGCGGCATTCCCTATCGGGATATCTCCATTGTGTGGGGCACCGAGGAGATGAAAAACAGTGTCTCGATTACCTACACTTCCGGCGGCTCTGTCGCGGGAACGGCTATCGCGGATGACACTACCGCTCAGGCTGCCTACGGGATCATGGATGCTTCCTACGCAACGATCCTGAGCAGTCCGGTTGAGGCTTCGGCGCTCGCATCCTGGCTGGTCGGGCTTTACGCTCAGCCGCAATACCGCGTGGACTCGCTCACGGTCAGGCTGGAGGCGATCACTTCAGGCCAGAAGGCGAGCGTGCTGGATCTCGAATTAGGCGATGTGGTGAGGGTGGAGTTCACTCCTTCGGGCATCGGCGCTGTCGTCTCGCAGATCGTCAGCATTGACCAGATCGCGCATGAGATCTCCATAGACTCGCATGACGTTACTTTCACGCTGTCTGAGGCGCTCGCTGCTTTCATCCTCAATGATTCAATCTATGGAGTGCTGAATGATGACATACTTGGTTTCTAGGAAGGAGTTCTGATGGTCGCTTTCACTGCCGGGTCTGTCCTGACTGCGGCGAATCTCAATAGCGCTTTTAATGCGCTAACTATTCGCACGGTCACGGGAACGTCGGATACGTTGGTCCTAGCGGATGCCGGGGGCTGCGTTTCCTACTCGAATGCATCAGCAGTGTCGGTTACCGTTCCTCTGTTCTCGTCCATCGCCTACGCGACTGGAACGAAGATCGTTCTGGTGAATCTCGGCGCCGGCACTGTGACGATTGCGGGAACTGGCGGGGTTACGGTGAACGGGTCGCCGTTGACTCTGGCGCAGAATGCCGGTGGAACTCTGCTGAAGACCGATACGAATACTTGGAGTTTCCTCCCTTTTTCTAGCGGAGTCGGCGCTGCCAATTTCTCGGACACGGCGACCGGCTCCTACACCGGATACAAGTACAAGACGTTCTTAGCTAGCGGCACGCTCACGGTGACGACAGCGGGTTTCGCGGACATTGTCGTATGCGGTGGAGGGGGCGGAGGAAATACCGCCAGTTACGGAGGTGGCGGCGCCGGTGGCGTGCTTCAGGTCACGAACGCTTACCTGCCCGCCGGTACTTTGACGGTCACGGTTGGCGGCGGTTCACCGACGAACCCTCTCCAAGGTTCAGGCACGCCTAGCGCCATCGGCTCCTATTTCTCCCCCGGCGGCGGTAATGGTGCGGGAGCAGCGACACTCCCAGGCGGCTCAGGTGGCTCTGGCGGTGGAGGTGGTTACGGATCTTCTGGCGCTGGCGGTACTGGAATTGCGGGGATCGGCAACAACGGCGGCTCGGCGTCTGCCGGAACGTCTCCCGGTGGCGGTGGTGGTGGCGGTGGCGCTGGCGCGGTCGGAGCATCAACGACGACGGGCGTAGGCGGTGCGGGTGGAGCGGGAACGACAATTAGCCTCGCAGGCACAACACCATCTGGTGCCTATGTAGCGGGAACGTACGCGCTCGGCGGTGGCGGTGGCGCTTTTGGCGACACTTCAAGTGGTGCGGGTGGGTCGGGCGGCGGTGGTGCGGGTGGTGCTACCGGCACGAGTGGCAGCGCGAACACGGGAGGCGGAGGCGGCTCAAAAAATAGCCGGGGCGGCAGCGGAATCGTAATAGTGAGGGTGGCGGTCTGATGGCTCATTTCGCTCGGATTGACGACGGCAACATCGTGCGCGAAGTCATCGTCATATCCAACGATGACTGCGGGGGCGGCACCTTCCCCGAGTCGGAACCGATCGGACAGGCATTCATTAACGGCCCGCACCCCGATTGCCTCGCTCTCGAAGGCGTTTGGCGGCAGACGTCCTACTCGGGTTCATTCCGGGGCTGCTTCGCGGGAATCGGATTCTCCTACGATCCTGCACTTGACATCTTCGTGCAGCCAGCAGCAACCGAAGCGCCATGATGTTCCTGCGGTTGCCGGATGATGTCGTGGCAGACTGGGCAGAGGACACCGAATATGACGACTGATCCGCTCGCGTTCGTCGGCCTTGCCGTGGCGCTCCTCGCGGGGCTGTCGTGGATCATTCGGGCACAGATCAGCATGAGTAAGCAGTTCACGCCGAACGGCGGGTCATCGCTCAGGGATGCGATCAACCGGCTGGAAGCAGACGCGCGCGAGACACGCGAAGACATCAAGGATCTGCGCGTGAATGCAGATGAGCGCGGCGAGCGGGTAATGGATTCGGTAGCGAAGGTTCATGCACGGCTGGATGAGCACGTGCGGGATCATCTGAAGGCAAAGGGGCAGTGAGTGAGAACGAAAGCGTTCTGGACAGATGCGGGCGAGCGAACTATCAGGACAGTTGCCCAATCCCTTCTTGCGCTGATGGGAACGGATGCGCTCGGGATCGTTGGCTTGGATTGGATGCAGATGATCAGCGTTGCTCTGGGCGCTGGTCTTATGTCAATTCTTACTTCCATCGTTGCGACTGGCGTAGGCGATAAGGGCACGGCTGAATTAGTGAGGAAGTCATGAGCGTTCTATTCGAAGATCAGATTCCGGTTGAGCCTGAAGAAGGCGGCGCGTTCGTTGACATTGAGGAGGCCGGAGAAGATGGCGAAGAAGTATCTGACTAGGAACGTCAATGAAGTAATCACGTGGTCGCGCAATCAGGTGAAGAATCCCACGCAGGACTGGACCGGGCTCTGCCAGAGCCATTGCCGGCAGGCCTACGGCGTACCTGCATGGGCTCCGTCTGCCATTGCTGCCTGGCACAAGATCCCCGATGCCCAGAAGCACACCGGAGGGAAGCCTAAGGATGCACCTCGCGGCGCTCTGCTCTACTACTCCGGCGGCAAGTTCGGCCACGTCGCTATCGCCGTAGGGAAGAAGACTTCCACGAATTGCCTGTCCAATGACTACGTGCGCCCGGGCATGATCGACTCCTGCTCGCGCGATTTCCCGCGATGGGGGCTGAAGTATCTCGGGTATTCGGCATGGACACCTCACGGCAGCCTGAGACTAGACCCGAAATAGAAAACGCCCCGCAGAGAGTCAATCTCTGCGGGGCATCTCTATGCACCTAATCGTTCTCAGGGTCGCTCAGATTCGCTGAGATCGCCGCTGAGGCGTACTTGTGAAGTGTCATCCTGCTAATCCCTGAAATCTCGGCAATGCGCGTGATGCTCATTCCCTCATCCTTCGCCTTCATGGATTCTGCGATGAGATCTGCGTAGGCGAGCGTCGCTTGCTTCGTCAATGCCTGATGGATTCTCGCTGCGTCTTCGAGCCTGCTCACTTCAGCACCAGACTCTTAAGGCCTGCCGGAAGCGTGATCGGCTCCATGCAATCCATCTCGTGATAGGCGATCCCGTCAGGATGAATGCTCGGGGGAGCGACTACGTAGCCGTTATATTTGATGTCTATCCCATCGCCGAGCTTCCCTCTAACCGCGCCTAGTTGCTCGGTGCGATAGTAGAGATGGAATCCGTCAGCCGTGCCTACTGCGTGCGTGGCCGGAAGCGAATTGACGAGCGCGAGATCAGGACTGTTGCGGTAGTCAACATCGATGATGATCAGGCCTGACGGTGCGCAGGCGATCCCGATATTCCCACCATCGGGCCAGGAATCGATGAGCGCATGATCTGTCGTCGCGCTCTTGTATCCGCTCGGGGCGTAGCGAGGGTTCGGCTGCTTCGAGTGCGGGGCGAGCGGGAACACGAGCCATCCGCGCTCTGCGTAGTCGTGCGCGTTCATGCGAGATCCTCCCAAGTGAGTCCGGCGGCGATGAGATCCGCATTGATGGCGGCGATCTGGGTAGCGTGGATCTCGCGCGTGATGCGTCCGTCAAGGCGAGCATCATTGATCGCTACTACGATCTTGCGCATTTCTTCCTTTGTCATTGCGTTTCCTCCCTAGTCGGTTTGCCTTGCGTGCGCTCTGAGGAGTCGAACCTCAGCGGGGACCGTCAGCGCGTATTACTAGAACTTGATTGCGGCAGTCATCTCGCCATGGACCATTGAGTAACCACTGAAGCGGAAGTAGCCCTTAGCGTTCAGCGCCTTGTCTGCGAGCTTTACGACATCGGCGCCATCCTTGACGATGATCTGCTCGATCAACTTGCGACCGCCGATTTCGCAAACGTCAACGTAGACGATTCCGGCTGTCTTGGCTGTCTTGTCTTGGTCAAGGATGACGATTGCGGCTGTGGTGTTCATTTCGGTTCCTCCCTCTGGTGGCTTGCTCTATGTCTTAATTATGAGTCCCTAGTCTGAGGATGTCAAGCCATTTACACAAATATCGGAAAGTCATTGAAAGTCAGGGAACGAGATTGTTGCAGCCGTGGCCGCCTTGCCAATGTCGCCAGCCGCGAGGGATGAGGATCACGAAGACGAATGCGGCATCCTGATAAGCCTCTGCCCATCGCTTAATGGGCTTCGAGTGAAGATCCCTGAGGATCGCTCTCGCCTCTCTGCGGGGCATTCCTGCATCTCGCAGGCGGCTGTAGACATTCCAGCCAGCGCCGATGCGCCAAGCGTTGTCTAGGAATTGATACTTGCCCTGAGCACTACTGACTGGATTCTGAGCGCGCGGGTTATGGTGGCTCTCGCGGTTCGCTACGCAATCGGCGAACGAGCGCCATTCTCGCGGGATCTCTGCGGCCTGGCTGATGATGCGGGTCTGAATGCTTGCTGGTGCTTCGGTGGGGATCATCATTGATGCTGCGAATAGCAGATTCTCTATCATCAGGAGTCCGATCACTTGGGGACAGGGACTGGCGCACAATGGGCGCAAGAGCCGGAATCGCACCGGGTCAACTGAAAATGACCCTAGCATGACATCGTGAGATGGTTCATGGTCATTGAATTAATCGCCTGCGCGGTTCTGCTGACGCTTGCGGCGCGCGGTCATGGCTAAGCTCATAGATCTCTGGATAGAGAGAGCCGCCTGCGTAGGAGTCGATCCTGAGCTCTGGTTCGATCACGACAGGACATCCCAAGCGCATCAGATGGCGGTGAGCATCTGCAATCACTGCCCCGTTCGCCGGCCCTGCTATGAGACTGCGATAGCGAGGCGCGAGCGCTGGGGCATCTGGGCCGGGATCGATTTCACGACACTTGACCGGAGACGCAGAAAAGCCCCGATCAATTTCTGACCGGGGCTTTCCTTCACTTCTTGAAGTCGATCACTTCCACGCGAAGGGCGAGGCTCTCGAAGTCTGAGCGCATCTTGCCGAACTTCTTCAGCGAGGTGCTCAACTGCGCGAACGGGATCTCGGTCTTCGGCATCGTCAAGGT